GAAGAAGAAGATTATAGTGGCTACATCTATAAAGGATTAGCTAAACGATCTTTTAACTTAGGTTATAAAGTAGCAGCTAAATTCGAACTTGAGAAATTAGAGGCAGAAATGAAAGATGGTTTGCTTCATCTATTTATCCCAATTGCGGAGTCTAAAAAAGCAAAAACAATTAAAATTAAATAAAAGTTATACTAAAAATGCGTGTCCTAGCGCAATATTGTTCGTATATTCACGGATAAATAAATAAAACAAGTTATATGTCTGAAAAACGAAAATCAATCCAAACGATTACAGATAGTTTACTAGAACCCTTCTTTATTACTAAAGATGAATATAGTTATACTGTTAAAGAAATGGTTACATCTGATGCTAACCACTTTAGATCCAAAGGTAAAAGTAAAACTTATGAAAAATCTTTGTATTATTTTTCCGAATTTGAACAAGCTCTCCATAAAATTGCTGATCTAAAAGCAACTAAGGGAAATTTTAATAGCTTAAAAGGATATATTGAAAATTATGAATTAATTAAAAACCAAATAAAAAATTATACCAATGGAATTAGAAGCGCTGTTTGATGCTGTTATTGTTAAACCCATAGAAGTAGAAGAAACTACATATGGTAACATTATTGTACCTGATTTAGGTAAAGAAAAAAATGAAATGGGTACTGTAGTAGCTGTGGGACCTGGAAAGCCAACTATTACTGGAGAATTTATTTCTACCCAAATTAAAATTGGAGATAAAGTAGTATTACCTACAATGGGTTTTACTAAACTACCTTATAATGGGGAAGAATATTATGTAGGCCCTGAAAACCAGATTTTAGCCAAGGTTAAAACCCAAGTTGCAATTGAAGAAGCTATTGCAGAAACAGAAGTAAGTGAAACTGAAAAAGAAATCTTAAACGATATTTAAAAATGAGTAAACAAGTTATTTTAGGTTCAGAAGCAAGAACCAATTTAGTAAAAGGAATTGATATACTAGCAGATGCTGTAGTATCAACATTAGGACCAAATGGTAGAAATGTAGTAATTTCTAACCCACAGGGTGCTCCTCAATCTACAAAAGATGGTGTTACTGTGGCTAAATCCATTACACTAAAAGATCCTAATCAAGAATTAGGAGTACAATTAGTAAAACAAGCCGCAATTAAAACAGCTGAAAAAGCAGGTGATGGTACAACAACCTCTACTTTATTGGCTAGAGAAATGATCCAAGCTGGGTTAGATGCTCTAAATAATAATGAAAATGCAGTTCAAATTAAAAGAGATATTGATTCTACAGTAAAAGAAGTAGTTAATAATCTGAAAAACCAAATATCAGAAGATATTTCAGGGGAAGAACAATTAGAACAAATTGCATCAATTTCAGCTAATAATGACCCCGAAACTGGGAAATTAATTGCTACAGCAATTGAAAAAGTAGGATTAGAGGGGGTTGTCCATATCGAAGAATCTCGTACAGGAGAAACTTATTTAGAAACTGTTGAAGGGTTACAGTTTGGAAGAGGATATAAATCTCCTTATTTTGTTACTAATAATAGTAATATGACTGCTACATTAGATAACCCCCTAATCCTTATTGCTGATCAAAAAATAACTCAAGTAAAAGAATTATTACCTATATTAGAAGCAGTATCGGCACAAGCAAAATCACTTTTAATTATAGCTGAAGATATTGATAATGAAGCTTTAGCAACTCTTATTGTTAATAAAATGAGAGGTACAATGAAAGTGGTAGCAGTTAAAGCACCTGATTTTGGTGATAGACGTAAATTAGTTTTAGAAGATATTGCTGTCACTACAGGTGGAGTAGTATGTGATAAACAAAAAGGTATGAAACTAGATAAATTCTCTTGGGAATGGTTTGGTGAAGCTCGTACTGTAACTGTAGAAAAAGAACAAACAACAATTGTAGATGGAAAAGGAACAGTTGAATCAATTGAAGCACGTATTGAAGAATTACAACAACAAATCTCAAAAGCAACAACGCCGTTTGAGATCGAAAAGCTCCAAGAAAGGTTGGCTAAATTCACAGGAGGAGTAGCTATTATTCATGTAGGTGGAAATACTGAAACTGAAATGAAAGAGAAAAAAGATAGAGTTGATGATGCCCTACATGCAACAAAAGCTGCTATTGAAGAGGGAATAGTACCAGGAGGTGGGACAGCATTATTATATGCTTCATCAGGTTTAGAAGCTAAATCAACTGGAGCTCAAATTGTAATTGAGGCATGTGCTAAACCATTTAATCAAATTTTAGTTAATGCTGGCTATGATAAAGTAAAAGGACAAATTTTAGCTGATAATTTAGTTAATTCTGGTAATGATACCTGGGCAGGTTATAATATTAAAACTGATGAAATAGTTAATATGAAAGAAGCTGGTATTATTGACCCAACCAAAGTAGCTAGAACAGCATTACAAAACGCAGCATCAGTAGCTGGTACAGTATTACTTACCGAATGTACTGTAGTAGATGAACTAAGTGAAGAATCAAAACAACCTCAAATTGACCCCTCAATGATGGGGATGATGTAAGATAATTTCGTATATTATGGCTACACAAATTGAAGAAAAAAATATCCTAATCGCCAGGCGAGTACCGCCTGGTGATAAATGGAGATTAGTTGCGAATGAACCAGAAGGTCCTGTACACAAATCACTAACCGATACTCTAGAAGCTTATATGGTTAAAACAGGGTTTAAGGGAAGTTATAGATTAGAACCATTGAAAAGTAGTTTATATGCAATTGATTCTAAAGAAACAGAAGTAATACCTGAACCAGAAAAAAAATATTCAATATATGGCGAATACGGATCATAGTTTATTAGTAGAACGTTATAGACCATCTAAATTAGAAAATTATGTTGGCAATGAGAATATTAAAAAATCTATCTCTAAATATTTAGACCAGAATGATATTCAAAATTTAATATTTTATGGACCCGCTGGTACAGGAAAAACTACTTTGGCAAAACTTTGTGTTCAAAATCTTGATTGCGATCATCTTTATATTAACGCCTCAGATGAAAGAGGTATTGAGACGATTCGTGATAAAGTTCAAGGCTTTGCGAGCGTGGCTTCTTTTAAACCACTTAAAGTGGTCATTTTGGATGAAGCTGATTTTCTTACTATCCAAGCGCAAGCTTCACTCCGCAATATCATTGAAACTTTTTCTCGTACGACAAGGTTTATTATGACTTGTAATTTTGTAGAGCGTATTATTGATCCTCTACAATCTAGATGTCAAGTACTTAAAATTGTACCTCCAACTAAAAAGGATGTTGCTAAACATTTAAATTGGATATTACAACAAGAATCAATTTCACATGATATAAATGATTTAGTACCTCTAGTTAACCAATACTACCCAGATTTACGTAAGTGTATTAACACTATACAATTATCAACTGTAGACGGTGGAGCAAATGATTTATATCTTAGCCTAGATCAGTCAGTACTAGTATCATCAAATTATATAGATAAAGTTATTAATGCTTTATCAGAGGGATCTAAACATAATAGAATAGATTGTTATAATGATATACGTCAAATTATAGCCGATGCTAATGTAGATGATTTTGATGAATTATTTAAAGCATTATATGAACGTGCTTCTGAATACTTACAAAATAAAGAAGGTACAGCAGCTATTTTAATAAATGAACATCAATATAAAGCAAATTTCCGAATCGACAAGGAAATAAATACAATGTCGTTAATTCAAAACTTAATAAATAATAAATAATTATGCAACAGCAAGTACAACAACCCCCAATTGATCTAAAAAACACATCCCCAGTTAAAACATTTGATGGGGGAGTTGTTTTTCAACAAGGAGTAGTATTAAGAACTGTATCCAAATTTGTAATGGGGACAGATGAAGATGCCTTACTTCCAATCCCTGTCTTTTATGATCCAGCAACTAAGAAAATTCTTAAATCTTCAGTTCCAAAAGAATTAAGAGAGGAATTAGCTGATGACTTAATGGATTAGATTTGAAAAATATTTTTGATTGGTTAAAAGCAATTAATACTACCAAACCCCCAGTTGATTCTTTTACAGATAAAGACTGGGAGGTTTGGAATAGTTATATGGTTCATAGGTTTATATCAATGAATCCTGATTATATTGAAGTAGTTAATTATGTTCAAGATTTCCCACCTCAGGAAAAAAGAATGATATATTCTATTTATAAGGAATTTATTCCTAAAAATAATAAATGGAATAAGTATATTAAGTCTAAGGTAAAACAACCTAGTAAAGATTTAACAAACCATATTAAAGATTATTTTCAATGTTCAAGTAAAGAAGCAAAGGAATATATAAATATATTGGATACCCCAGAAATTAATCGTATATTAACCAACAGAGGATTAAATAAAAAAGAAATAAAACCGTTATTAAAATGACAAAAGAATTATACAATATGTTAAAAACATCTGCTGAAGCAGA